GCATGTAAGCGTACATCCCATAACCGTCCGATCCGTGGTAGTAGTAGTAATTACTCCATCACCGTTCGGTCCGTTTTGGAAATGTTAAATGTTTATGTGTGTGTAAGTTTTTTGGTAGTCCGTCCTGTTTAAAAACAGGTATGAAGTTGGTTATGTTTTATCCATTTTAAAAAGCAGTTTATTACGGAGTTGTCCATTTTGTGGTAGATGTTTTAGGAAACGTCTCCGGCCCAGGGCCGCGTAGCTCTTTACGTGGTCCGCCTCCCCGCAAGGGGAGTTTTTTACGGAGTTGTCCATTTTGTGGTAGATGTTTTAGGAAATGTCTCCGGCCCAGGGCCATGTAGTTCTTTACGTGGTCCGCCTCCCTGAAAAGGGAGTTTTGATGAAGGTTATGTCTTATCCTTAAAAGGCAGAGGTTTTTGAGTATTGATGTTCGTGTCGAGACTCGCCCCCTCCTTCTGGAGGGTTTATGAGAGTTATGTCTTATCTTTGAAAGGCAGATTTTTGAGTTGTGCTGTGCGACGTAGTTCTTTACGTTGCCCCCCTCAATTTGAGGTCGTCGTTGGTTATGTCATATCCATAAAAGGCAGTTTATGCGAAATTTTGCGAAGTTCGAATTTGAAGTCTTGAGTGAGCATTGGGAGCCATATTGTTCTTGTTAACGGTAACGCGTTAGCGAGCAGTTTCAGACGGTAGTGAGCGCAATCCGTGACTATCGTTCTGCTTAATCATTATGAGCGTGTGTGGTACGCCCGGTGTTGGTATTCGACGTAGAGTTTGTTTCTTTCGTGATTTTTTGTTTTCATTTTTGTTAGTCGCATGGATGGTCTTTCGGTTGGAGGTTCCTTTTGAGTAGTGGAACCGAATTCCAAGGTTAAAATCCTACAGTGCGGCGCCCCCGTTTATTATTTCTTTACCAATGTATAACGTACGTAATTTTTCTTTTTGCCCTGTTAACGATGTGTTGAGTCGTGTAGAATGTTGGAGTGATGATGACGATTATGAAGATGAATTGGAGATTGAGTGCGAAGAACGTTTTGAATCTGAAGAAGTTGTAGAGAGTGAGTTGGCCGAAGTTGAGAGTGGTTGTCCTGAAAGTGATGCGGAAGTAGGAGTTAGTGAAGGAGAGAAGCAGTTTTTGAAGTTAACTCCTAGTGAGTTCGTCGTTAGGAGAGTCAATGTGTTTTGGTTTGGTCCTGTCGTAGATGAGGTGACCGAGGACTTTTTGAGCTATGTCCAGAGTAGGCAGCATTATATTCCGTTCGATGATGATTATGAAGTTTTGGTTAAGTTGTATCGTAATGGAGTTTATTATGTTGTTTATTCCAGGTTCATGCGTAGTTCAATTGGTCTTAGGTTGACTGATGAGTCGGTTAGGAGAATTGTTATGTCAATGAGATTGTCGAGGTGTGAAGAAGGTCTTTTTGATGTAGCTAGTTCTGAGTTGGTGCTTAGAGACAAGTGTGTGCGTGATAAAGATCATGTTGTCGCGCAAGGAGGAGGATGTGAGTATGTCCGGCCAGGTGACAAGAAGCTTCCGGAGTCGGTGCTACTAGTTCCTAGTAGTACAGACAATGAAGGAGTTAATGTCACTTGGACAGATAAAACAGAGCGTTTGATGTTGAGTGAGTTGGTGCCAGTATTTCCAGCACTATATTGTTACGATGGAAATTATTGTGATGAGTGTGGTGGAGTGGATATGTGCAAGCATATCCTAGCGGAAATAGTTGGTACCATTGACGTGGATTTGGCAGGACATTTGGATCTTTCGGTTAAGTATGCCTATTGTTTGCTTAACTTGAGGGACAATCCAAGTGTTGTGTCGTTTTCGAGTCCCCATATTCGTTATTCTTTGTGTCGCATTTTGAGTTCTTTAGGATGTGTTGATCGAAGAATGGCGTTTTGGAAGGCCAGCAGTGAAGTATTTTGTTGCAAGTTTTACCCTAACAAGTATATTGCGCAGAGTTTCTTCTCTGATGGTTTGGCCAGACTTTCGTCTATTGCTAGTGTAGTCGTTGATTTCTTTTCAAAGATTCCTAGTGTTGTAGGTGAGAGTATGGTGAGTGTTGTTAGATGGATAACTAATCTTATTAGTAGTGTTGTCTTAGACAGCGTTGGTAATATGATTAGTGGTCTTGTGAGTTCTATGGTCGATAGAGTGTGTGCAGAAGTGAGGAGTGCCTGGGATAAATTTTCCCCGGTTGTTTTAGGTTTAGCAAAGACGCTTTTTCGTTTCGCTTTTGATTACACCCCTGGAGCAATCCTATTGGAGTTGTGTTGGGATTTGCCAGTGTTGAGTGGTGTAATTGATGTTGCGAAGACGATAACCGCGCAGGGTCCTGAAGACATAGGTTATGTTTTTGGGGCTTTAACGGTTGCGTTGTTTGCTGGACTTGGAAGAACAGTTCCAGGTATTAAGCCGATGAGTGATTTGATGTTGATTATGGTTTCTGCAGCTGCGGCCTTTAATAGGTCACAGTTGTGGGAGAGCTATAATGCGTTGATTAAGTGGTATGGCGGTGATGTTACTGAGGCAAGGTTGATTGTGTTAGAAGAGAAGTATCCGAGGTCGATCCAGCTGTATCGTACCCATGTGTTGGCTATTGAGAGAGAGATGAATAAAGGTTCGATGGGTTCCTTAACTGCGAGGTTGGGGAATCATTACGCTGGTTATTTGAAAGAACGTGTTGGGTATGGTTCAGATGCTAGAGAGATGGAGGCTTTGCTTTTGCCTGCCGTGCGTTATGTTAATAGTAGTGGTATTCGCGCTAGTGAAACTTCTCGATGTCGTCCTCCGGTTTTTATGTTCTGGGGGGATTCTAATATTGGGAAGTCCACGTGTGTTCAAGCAGCAGCTAATGCCATTGCTACCAAGCATAAGGATAGTTATGAAGTTGAAGGTGTGTTTAATGTTTGTGATGCTGTCTATAATGTGAATTTGGGAGATGATTATTATAGTGGGTATCAGGGACAGGATATACATGTGTTCGATGAGTGGTTTCAAGAGAAGGATAGTGAGCAAAAGCCTTCAGCGAGTGTGATGCATATGTTTAATTTGGTTACGACTACGCCGACGAAGTTGAATATGGCTGCGGTCCAGGATAAAGGTAAGCTAGTAAATGTTTCCTTGATCTTGGGTGCGACCAATATGAATTTGTCGACGGAAAGTAACATGAGAATGAAACTTAAATGTATTCACTCGCCGGAAGCGGTGATGACGAGGTTGAAGTATAGAGTGCAAGTTAGTGTTAAGGAACCTTACTTCTATAAGGATAAGCAAATTTATGAGAGAGTTGAAGGTGGAGCCAGGTTGGTAGACAGGCAGCTTAATCGACAGGAGTTGTACCGTTTTGACGTTACGACGATTGCAGATAAAGTTGTTGGTGTTTTCGATTGGAAAGATTTGCTTAAATTGATAGAGGAAGAGTATGTTGCGTGTAGAGATTTTGTTCCCGAGGATCTTGAAGATGATGTAGGATGGCTTGAGAAAGGAGTCGTTTGTCGAGGGAACAGTAGTGAGAAAGAGGAGGAACTAATCAATGCCCAGGGTTGGTCTTGGTTCAGAGATTGGTTCGCTCCTAAAGAAGAGAAAAGGTATTTTAAGTCACATGAGAATTTGAGTAGAGTAGTCCCTGTTGACATTAGTCCGGAGTTTGAAGAGTTTTATGGTGGTCCTGATGATGAGGTGTATTATCGCGAGTGTAAAACAGGTGATGTTGAAGTGAGATATTTTGAAGGAGAAGAAGAGAAGAAAGTTATGTGTGTTAAAGTGTGTCTTCGAGAGAAAGTGCGTTTTGATTTGCGAACTATAGGTTTTGGACTATTATTAATGGGAATAGTAGTTGCTGGAGTTGTGCCTATGGCGCGCAAGTTGAGAAGTAGTGTGAGCGAGATGTCAGACATGGCTTCGGTCATGTTTGATGGTATTCAGCATTGGTGGAATCCTAAGAAGTGTTGTTATGAGGCGCAAGGTCAGTTACGAGAGATTAATGGCAAAACTTATTTGGGAGTTTATACTAAGACTGGATACAAGTGGTACCCGCAGTCGGCGGGTGTTGATATGCTTTCTTTATTAGATAATCAGAGGTCGTTGCAACAAGTTCCCACGATATACAATTCAGTGTTTTCTGTTGAATCTGGAGGTATGTGTATTGGGAATGCCTTTGCTTTAACGGATAGTAGTCTGTTATTGCCTTGGCACGTTGCGGCGAGTTTTGCACGTCGAGGAGGAGTTCTTAGCAATGGAGTCATATCGTTGAACCTGTTGTCAAAGAACTCACCTTCGATGTGTGGTTATGTAATAGAGAAAGTTGGAGTTGATTGTGCTGTGTTGAAGTTGGAGTCTTTTAAGTTGAATGGAGTAAGGAACAATTTTAGCAAATTAGCTAAGGTGACCCCCATGGCTGGTTTGTGTCAGAGAGTGTTTCGCAACATTGACGGATCGTTGTCAATGGAGAGCGGAACATATGGTTTGGTGGAAGAAGAAATTTCTTACGAGTTGAACGGTGAAAGTTATTCGCACAAGAAGAAGAATGTTAGGAAGACCAATTGTCCTGGTTTCGTCGGTTTGTGTGGTGCTATTTACTTAAATATAGCGGAGCGCCAGAACGACAAGTTGAACGGTGGTATAGTTGTAGGTTATCATTTAGCTGCCAACGAGACGGATAACACCCGTTTGTTTGGCACTTTTGATGAAGTTACGTTTAGTTTGTCTAGTATGGTTCATACTGGTTATCCTGCCCTGGATAACCCTAAGAATACTCTTTCGAGTGTTCTTGGTTTCGAGGGTGCAAAGTCCACTAGTGTTTCTACAGTGTTCCCCAATGGAAGACTGGGTAGAACCGGTGTTCCAGAAGTAGAAGGTATAGAAAAATATGGTGTGGCTTTGTTGAAGCAGCGAGAAGTTGATGGTCAGCATCAAGATCCAATGTTGTATAGATTGTCTAAGTTGAGTGAGAGATCGGTGCGGGATGTGAGGATTCCCGTAGAATTGGAGATGGTTGCTGATAGTGTTTCGGCGCATTTGTGTGAGGAAGCTATCGTGATGAGCCCTGATTGGTACGAAACGTTTTCAGGAGCTGATGTACTACCTAGTGTTTGTAGGACTACTGCTTCAGGATCCCCCTGGAACAAGTTAGGACCTACGAAAGAGGTTTTTTGTATGTCGGCATCTGAGTTGAGTGCTTTAGGTTTGTCTGATAGCGTTATTCCTAACGTAAGTGCGCTGGAGATGTTGGAGGAGTGTGAGAGAAGATTGCTTGTTGGAGCTACGTTCGAGTCTGCGTCTCATACGAGTATCAAGGAAGAAGTGAGATCGCAGGGTAAAGTTGATGTAGGATACAGTAGGTTGTTTTCAGGAGCCCCTGGTCATGAGTTTCTCTTACAGCGAAAATATTTTATGGGTGCGGCAGCTATGTTTTTGAAGAAAAATATGGCGGTCCACTCAGCTTTGGGTATAGATCCTGATAGTGCTTATATTGTTCATGAGCAATCGTTTAAAGGTTTTAAAAACCCCAAGGTTTTTACGGCCGATTTCGACGGTATGGACATCAGTTTTTGTCCAGAGTTTAGTATTTTAGTTGCGAGAGTGATTCGTAGTGTTTGTGCGGGAAGAGTTTTGAGTAGTGGAATTGTGTCTACTGAGGATTTTATTCGTGCGGTTTTGTTGAGGCGTTTGATGTTTTATAGGATGCAAGTTGGAGACGATATTTTGGAGCCTAAAACGGGTCACCCCAGTGGCAGTTTTTTGACTACGTTAATTAACATAGTTGCTGGTTTGATCTTGTTTTGTTATGGGCTATCCAAAATGTTAGGTTGTTCTTATGATGATGTTTGGAAGTATGCGTTTTTGATATTGTTGGGAGACGATTCTTATATTGTGGTTGAAAATGGTGACAAGTATGATTTGCAGGTTCTCGTTGATGCTATAGCCGACTGTGGGTTCGTGCTCACTGCTGCTGACAAAAGTAAGAATTTTAGATGGTTTGAACCTTTTGTTTGGACGCCGAACAATACTCGCTCGGAGTATGATTTTTTGGGACGTTGTTTTACCAACGGCCCGGGCGTTTTGCAAATTGACAGATTGTCTAAGATGATGATGTTTTGTGAGGAGCACCGCGCGTTAGAAATATGGCCGCAAGCCATATTGTCCTATCGTGAGGAGGTAGCAAGGTATCACCGGTCTGGTCAAAAAGACTGGTGTGAGAGACTGAAGGGTCAGATGAGTTACTTTGGTTTTGATGATTTAGAAGAGTTTTTAAGTATGTCGCAAGGAGATGTGGTTCAACGTCTTTTGAATACCATGAGTAAAGATGTTACGAAGTTGAAGGTTGATGTTCCTAATTATAATCGACCTCCAAATTATCGTCGTAATGTGGTTGCTCAAGGTCCAGAGGATGGTGAATCGAGTGAAGGAGTTAGTGCTGGAGATGCGTTCTTTATGGATGAGTCGAAGGCCACGCAAAGAGTTAATGACAGGTTAGAGGGTAACTATTACCATGATCATATGGATAAAGTTAATTATGCACCTGCGGATCTTTTTGCGAGGCCTTACAGTACTGCGCAAGGTATTGCTACTAACGACCGTAATATCTTGCTCGCTCAACTCACTGCCCCTAGTGCCTACTTTTACCACAATTTTAACGCCCAAGCGAAATTGGCTAACACCGTTTTCTTTAGGTGTACTTTTTGTGTTAAAGTAACTGTAGCTTCTGGTCCTTTTGTAACTGGTAAATTATTGCTAAGTTTTAGGCCTGGTTCTCAGGTCCCGGCTGACTCTTTTCAGGCGTCAAACGATCCATGCACAGAGATGGATCTCAGTTCAGCCAGATCGGCAATTATCAGGTTTAACCAAGTTATGCCTGGCAACTGGTCTATGGTTGAAGATTTCGTTAATCCAGTTGACATAACGGATTATCACGACAATTTTGACTTTGGAAAGGTTAGTTTGTGGAGCTTAACGGCCCCTAGCACTAATGTCCCTTTTACAATTTACACGTGGTTGGAGGACGTCGAGTTGAGAGGAGTTGGTTTTACGGATTTTACTTTGACCCCACAAGGGCCAAAGGCAAGAACTAATAAATCAGATTCGGTGTCTGCTGACTACAAAGGTGAGTTAGAGAGGAGCAAGTTTGAATGGAAGAAGGAGAACACACCCGATTGGCTCAATCAGATAGCTGCCAGTCTTGAAACGATTGGCGGTTGTATTGAAAGTGTCGAAGAGTGTATTCTCGGCCCCATAGCAGACTTTGCGGAGCGTGTGGAGCCGCTCGCAAGGGAGGCTGCCATGCTCTATGGTTTTTCAGTTCCCCCACCTAGTACGCATATTGATTGTTACATGGCAGCTGCTAACTTCGCACAAGCGCATATGATTACGAATATTCCTAGTGTTCGTTTGGCGGTTGTACAGGCCCAGAGAACTGTTGTTCCTAGAACAGTCTTTGGTTCGTTGGCGGATGAGATGTCTATAGCGGAAGTGACCAGCAGAATGGGTGTTCTAGGAATGTTTTTCTGGGACGGAGTCAATGCACCTGGCACGACGTTAGCTTCTTGGAACGTTATGCCAGGTGTGGTTACTACGGATGCATCCGGTGACGGGTATCCGAGTGCAGTCACTTACGTCGCAGGCACGTTTCGTATGTGGAGGGGTTCGATGAGGTACAGGATCGCAGTTGCTAAGACTGCTTTTCACACTGGTATGCTGGAAATCGTGTGGCAAATGGGTTATAATAACGCGGTTCCTTCGAGTCCTTCGCAGGACGCTCTGTCGCAGAGGTTGATTTGGGATGTCACGAGACAGTCTTCGATTGAGTTCGAAGTTCCGTATTGTGCCCGAACGCCCTTTACGCAAGTTTATTTTGCCCAATTTGGTACGGTTCTTAATGCTAGTGACCTCACTACAGGAGTACTTTATGTAAACGTAATCAATCCCCTTACGGACTCAAGTGGAGTGGTCCCTTCAGCGATTGCGGTGGTGGTTTACCAATCTGGCGGCAGTGACATAGAATTCGCTATGCCTGGTCGCCACCCGCAAATATCTGAACCTACTCCTGTGCCCGAGAGGCCTTTGTCTAAAAGAAAAGCCAAAGCACGTATTGTTGCTCAGGGAGGTCCTTTTGGTGACGATGAGACTGAGGATGGTTTAAATTCAAAGTCTCTGGGCACTTTTCGAGCAATTGAGAAGCCTAGTGCCTGGGCGCATATGTCTACGATGGGAGAAAGGGTCTTGTCCCTTCGACTGTTGATCAAGAGATTTAGTGCTGGAGTACCTATGTTGTCTTCGGTCAATTTTGGCACTGTTGCGACTTATAATTGGTATGTGAGGTATTTGTCTTATATATATGCGTTCTGGGCTGGTTCTTGGCGAGTCAATGTTCTAATGAATCCCCCTGATTTCAATACGGCTCCAGGGCCCTATACCTGGACTTTGGCTTGGAATGGTTACTATGTTACACAAGGAGGAAACGCCCATTTGACCCTTTTTCCTTACACGAATAGTACTGTGTTGGAAGTACCTTGGTACTCAGCAACCGCTTTTCGCGTTATTGGTGATTTTGGAGTTTCCACTCTTGAAGGTCCAAGCCCTCCCACAGGCGAAATGGAGTTCGCGGCGGGAGATGACTTTAGTTACGGTTTTCAAGTGGGTTCTCCACTTGTTCACTTTGACTTCGGCAGTCGACCAGGCCCTCTTTATTGAGGGAACGGTAGGCTGACATCGTTTTGTATATTTACGCTATAAAATATACGTTTCTATCTAGAGGGGCCGTAGGGTTTTGTCTACTGCTCGTCTAAATTATGGTCTGTAAGGACCCAATCCTGTTTGCAGGTTTAGCAATAAGCATACTGCATACAGAGGCC